AAGACTTTGCCCGAATGAAGTTTGAAACGGACGATGAATTTAAAGAATACTTGACCGATACGGAAGGGGATATTAAAACCGCCAATCAAAACGTAGCAGATTCAGGATTAGGCTCGCAATCACCACCGTTTTTTTCTAATTCATCATCAAAAGGAAAGGAAGCGACGGATGCGGAAATTACAGCCGTTTTGAATTTGTTACCGATTTAGATTGGTTGAATTAAGTATAAAATTTTAATTATTACTGATTTAAGATGGCACAAGCAAATTTAAAAAACGAAAGTCAGGAAATCATTACCGGTAATGACAATATCGTTATCGTGGATGTTTTTCAGTCGATACGCGGCGGTCGAACGCTTGAGGTTTCCGGTTTTAAGCCGGATGTAATCAAGGCGGGACATATCATTATTCAGGAAACAGCGACAAAGGAATATAAGCCTATGCCTGTAAATTCCGATGATACAGCGTATGATGAACTTCCAGAAGGACATATTTATGTCGGAATACTTATCCAAAGTCTTCTGAAAAAGCGTCCTATGGCGGGTATTATGGTAAGGGGTACGGTCAATCCGGCAGTAGCTCCGTACAATATGGATACGATTTTGTCAGCCGTAAAAACGGCATTACCTTTAATTGATTTCAGGGAGGATTAAACAATGGAGCAAAGTTTATTTATCAAGTGGATTGACAAGTATTTTAAAGGAATAATTGTCAAAAGGTTAGAAACCTTAAACGGGAAAAATAACGACCAAGCGTTAACTTATATGTTCAGAGAGATGCTTCGCAAACAATTTTCAGTGACAGGAAAATGGGAAGCGATAAACATACTCAACACCCGCGTTTCTGCCGATATTGTATCAATGGATTCATCCTTGCCTCTGAAAATGAGAGATTCAATCAGAAAAGCTTCCGGCGATATTCCAAAATCAGGTATGGAATTGTGGTTAAACGAAACTCAATTGACCGAACTCGATACTATGATTGCCACGAAAATTGACGAGAGTGTTCTCGTCGCCAGATTGTTTCAAGACATATCACGAGTTATTACCGGAATTTATGAAATGACGGAAAATCTATTTTTGCAAGGGTTATCCACGGGGATTATCTCTGTCGAAGATGAAAAAAATACCGGTTCTTTGATTCGTTTGGATTTTGGATACTTGGACGCAAACAAATTTGGCGTTTCGGTACTATGGGATAACGTAGCCGCCAAACCTCTCGATGATATAGGAGTTGTTTTGAAGAAAGCGAAACACTCTGACGGAAACACAATTTCTCATATTTATATGAACGATGCTACCTTTGATAATTTTGTAAAAACAGAACAAGTCAAAGGATACTTCGCTTTCTCCATAGGATTTTTTGGAGACAAGACTATTGTCCCCGTTCCTACGCTCGAAAAAATCAATTCCGTATTGAAAACCGACAATAAATACAGAGTTGAAATCCATATTGTGGATAGAACGGTAATTGTAGAGAAAAAGGGTAAACGAACAACCGTAACCCCATGGAGTGACGGAAAGGTAATTCTAACCACATCCAAAGAAGTTGGCGTTTTGAATTATGCACGTTTAGCTGAACAGAATCATCCGGTATCCGGAGTATCCTATCAAACGGCTGACGATTATATTCTGGTATCTATGTACCGGAAGAATGACCCGTCTCTTGCTGAATTTACGACTTCACAGGCTCGCGTAATTCCGGTAATATGCAATGTTGAACAAATATATTCGTTGGATACAAAAACCTTACAGGCATGAAAAAATATGTTGTAGCAAGGGAATTTGCCGACAAGAATGATTTTATCAAACGCTATCAGCCGGGGGATGAACTTCCCGGCACGTTTGATGAAGCTCGCATTGCACACATTGTAGAGTTGGGGCTTGCAAAAGAAGCGCCAAAAGTACCAAAAACATCTGTAATTGAGTAATCCCATGACCTACAAGGAATGGATGATGGCTACCGCAAAACGTTTCACGATTGGAAGCGCAGACGTTGAATTAATGATGTTTAATCAACGAGCCTTAATACCGGACGAAAATGCCGAAGCGGATTTGTTTATTGCAAAAATGGCGCTTTGCCGGGAATTTGCAAACCTTATTCCACTTGCAAACATAAACGAAGGCGGCATATCCATTACTTGGAATTGGGAAGCTATCAAATTTTGGTATAATCAAACGTGCTCCGAACTTGGCGTAATTCCGGTTGATAAGCCTAAGATTAAGGACAGAAGCAACATTTGGTAATGACATATAAGGAAATATGTTATGAATATAATTCTATTTAATGGAACTATTCAGGCGAAGGTAAATTCAGGTGGCGGGCTTGACGAAAACGGAAATCCCATTCGCCTATCCGACGCTTTTAATGAGCCAATATCGTGTCGTGTCGTAACAAACAAAAAAAATAATCTTGGAAAGCAAAACGGCAATTCATTTATTATCGCATCGTATGAAGTGTTAATAGAATTGCAACCGTTTGATGCCGGAGTAGTGAGATTAACGCAACACGGACGTGAATTAGGAATATTTCCCGTGATATGTATTGAGCGATTGGAGGAGGTAGGAGTTGTTAAAATTACGGTATAATGCCGATTCGATGCTTAACGCCGATGCAATCAATTCAAAACTACGTTCAAAAAGAGTTTGAACGGGAGGAGATGAAAATAATAGAAATGCTTTTTCAAGTCGGTGAAGAATGTGCCATTCATGCGCGAAACTTGCCGTCACCACCGGTAACGATGCGAGGAACTCCACATACACCAAACTATATTGACGATACCGGAAACTTACGAAGTTCGATCGGATATGTAGTAATAAAAGATGGCGTTGTGGTTAAACAAGGCAATTTTGAACAAGCTAAGGGTGGAGAACAAGGAGCATCAGCAGGCGAAACATTCGCTAACAGCCTTGTTTCAAAATTTCCAAATGGGATATGCTTGATAGTAGTGGCAGGGATGAATTATGCTGCTTATGTTTCAGCAAAAGGTTATGATGTATTGGATAGCTCCGAAGATTTGGCGGAAAGGCTTATACCATCAATGATGAAACAATTAGGTTTGAAATGACAAAGACAGGGCAACAAATAGAAGATGATATTTACGGATTTTTGAAAAGCAGTCCGCTGTCATCACTGATTAACGGGAAGGTGTATAAATTCGGGACACGTCCGCGTGATTCAAGGAAAGAAGACGCCGTCGTTAAGTTTGTTACCGGCTTTGACGGTCAAATCCAATCTGGTACGGTAGTTATAAATATCTACGTGCCGGACTTCGATGCTTTCGATAACGGCGTTCTTGTCCGTGATATTAACCGTTGTACTGAAATTGAAAGCGTATCCAACAAATGGGTAGAATCGCTTACCGCTGAAATATCCGATTATATGTTCCGTAAGGCTCAAACTATTTACACTGAGGAAGAGCCTGAAATAAATCAACACTTTATATCAATTAGATTAAGATTTAAATTTCCAACATTTTAAAAATAGTAAAATCATGTCAATATTAAGCTGGGGAAAACCCAAAGCAGTAGAAATAGGAAAATTATCTGCAAATGATGAAACGCCGACAACATGGAAAGAACTGCCGGAAATTGTTCAAAACACGGCAAAACTCACCACGCAAGAAGGAAACAAAATAGAAGCCATAGAAGAAGGCGGTGGTGTTGTTGATACGCGAGTTGAAAAAAACAAGTACTCGTTTGAATGTGAATTATTCGTGAAAAAGGGCGATAAAAAGCCTATCGAAGATGAAGACGGAGTTGTCATTGATAACTACGCCATTCGGCTAACGCCAGAAGATCCGACAAATGAAGGATTTATCTTGGAAAAGACGAGCGTGAATTGCGTAGAAACATGGACAAGCGCCGAAGGCAAACGATGGAAATACATTTTCAGCGCGTTGAAGCCAAAAGCAGGAAAAATCCTTAAGCCATATCCCACTGCGTAACCAACGAAAGATGTTAATTTTCTTTTCATAAATCCTTTGCGGTTGGGAGGTTAAACCGCTTTTTATGAAAGATACGATAGAAAAAATAACTTGTGACACCATATTGCAAAATCCGGTAACAATCACTGTGAAGGGCAAAGAATATAAAATTGCTCCTCCTACGACAGCAACTCTAATTGAGACATCCAAGTACATCTCACAGATTCCGGACATAAAAGTTTCAAATGAAGGGAATACTATAAGTGAAGTGTTAGCGACGGCGAAAGATTGCGAATGTTTTGGCGATATAGCGGCGATATTGATACTCGGAAAGAAAAATCTTGAAGAAGAAAAAAAATACTTGTTCGGATTGGTGAAAAGAACGGTTGAGAATCGGAAACGATTAGCGGATGAATTGCTAAACACGCTGAATCCTGAAGAATTAAGCAATTTGATTCTTGAAATATTCAAGATGCTAAAGGTTGATTTTTTTTTCGGGCTTTCCATATTCCTAAAAGAAGTGAATCAACTGAGGAGGACAAAAGAAACGGAAGATGTAACGACAGCATTTGGGCAAAAATAGCAACAATCGCAGCCGAGTACCACTTAACGCCAGATTATGTATTAAATGAAATGAGTTATGTCAATCTGATTATGTACAATTCGGTTATACCGAGTCACGACATAAATTCAGAAGATAAAGTTAAAAACGATGAAGTAATAAATGCGGACGATCCAAAAAACAGGCAGAAAGTAAAAAGTATATTACACGGATAATATGGAAAATGAAGGCGGAAGGCAATATTTCTCACAGTCTTTTGATAATGATGAATTAAAAAAGAGTGCAAAAGAGACGGTCGATATTATAAAAAATGTCGGGGACAAAGCCGTTGCAGAAGGAGCCCGCATTGACAAGGCATACAAAAAAGCATTTGAAGGAGTTACACAATACGGGATAAATTCCAAAAACGAACTTATAGAAGCCATAGACGCGCAAAAACAGGCCATAGCAAAACTTGAAGAACAATACGGTAAGGTAAACGCTGCATTTTATAATGTTAAAATTCCGGAAAATCCAGATGATGCTTTTATTGAACAGCGGCAAAAAGCCATGAAGTTATTGAGTGAGTCCAAAATTGAGCTGGACAGGGAAAAAAATACACTCGGAGAACTCGAAAAAGCCTACTATAAGCTTCAGGAAGCCATTGCAAAATCTAATAACGAACAAAAACCTGAAAAGATATCCACATATAGGACTCAGATAATGCAATTGACTGATGAAATGGCTCGAATGCGTGATTCAGGACAGAAAGATACGGATACCTATCGGCAATTAGAGGAAGAGCTAAAGCGAATTGGAACAGCCTTCAATGAAGCTAACAAAGAGAAAAGATTGCTAACTACCGGAGAAAATGCTTGGGTACAAGGAATGATATCAGGAATAAGCGGAATTGCCGGAGCGTTTTCAGCAGCACAAGGAGTCTCGTCATTATTCATAAAAAACAACGAGCAATTAGCTGTTGTTCAAACCAAGTTACAATCAGCAATGGCCATAACAATCGGATTGCAACAGATTTCAACTACGTTGCATCAAACATCGGCATTCCGAATGAATATTCTTACGAAAGCTACTGATTTTTTTACCGGTTCAACAAATCGGCTTTCCGTTGCGCTTGGAATTTCCAATATAGCCGCAAAAGTGCTGATGGCGACACTAACTCTCGGACTTTCGGTTGCAATTGGGGCTATTATTTATCTGTGGGATAAATTCAGCACGGAAGCGAGCAAGGCAAAAAAGGCGGCAGAAGAATTTAACAAGGTAGTTGCCGAAACAGCAGCCGAGCCAATAGCGGCCATAAACAAATTAGCCTATGAGTGGAACAAATTGGGAGATGATTTACAAGCGAAGGAAAAATTTGTAAAGGACAACAAAAAGGCGTTTGAAGATTTAGGATATTCTGTTAGAAGTGTTTATGATGCAGAAAAATTGTTAGTTGATAATAAAGAAGCTTTTATTTCCGCTCAAATTGCAAAAGCAAAAGCGGTAGTGTATGCTAAGCAGGCACAGGATAAAGTTGAATCAATGACAAAAAAACAACAGAAACTTGATAGCGGTGTGCAACTTAGTTGGTGGCAACCACGCTTTATGTATTCCGATGATAAGGCGTATGAAAAAGCAAAAGGAGAAAAAAAGACAAAATTAGAGGCTGATATTAAAAAAGATAATCAGGAAATAGAAGATTTGTTTACAAAAGCAGTACAATCAGAGTCGGAAGCATTCAGGAAGTCGTCAGAAATTGAAGTCAATAAAGTTAATGAATATGCCGCCGGAGCAATCGGCGCACTTGAGAAGGCTATTTCAGAAAAAAGGGAAAAACTAAAACACATATCAGACCCCAAAGAAGGACAAAAGATTACAAAAGAAATTGAAGCATTTCAGAAACAGATAGATAATATTACCGGTAAAAAAGACAAGGACAAAAGCAATAACAGGGAAACAAGAGATAGGCAAAGGCAATTGGATGCCGAAAGGCGCCTGACTGAAATCGAGCGACAACAGGCATTAGAACGCGAGCGCTTTGATTTGGATATGCGTCAAAGGGAAATTGACAGCATGGACGACAGTTTTGCGAAGAAAATCAAGCAATTAAAGTTAAATCAGGAAAAGGAGCTGCAATCCATTCGGGAATTTGAACAAAGCAAAGTAAAAGAACAGCAAAAGATAGAGGAGGAACAATGGAAGAGCGAGGGGAAAGTCGGACTTTTCAAACCAACAACCCTGTCCTTTGACCAACTACCGGAAAATGTAAAAAAGCAAGCCGAGCAAATGGGAAAAGCTGCCGACGATGCCTTTATATCCGGAATGCGGAACCTGAACAAGGATATGGGTGAATTATTACGTCAACAGGAAGTTGCATTCAAATCGACGCTTGATAAGGAACTGTCAGACCTTGACGCTAATTACAGTGAACAGATTGCAAAAGCAGAAGGCAACGAAAAATTAATTACCCTGCTGCGGGAAAACCATGCCAAAGCGCGAAAGGAAGCCATAATAAAAAACAGACTGTCTGAATTGGATTTCAACGAAGAACTCGAAATCGAAAGGGCAAAGGGACTTGAATCAATTTCCATGACCGAGTTGGCAGAAGAGAAAAAACTCGAAATACAGCGGAAATATATCACTCTGCGCATTGAAGCGTTAAAAAAACTTGCTGATGCCGGCGATGAAGACGCGTTAAAGCAAGTTGATTTGCTTAATGAAAAGCTCAAGAACTTAGAAGTAAAAAAACCTTTGAGCTTAAAGTCTTTAGGGGATAAAGCTATATTCGACGCCATAAAAAGAAATTTTGAAAATCTGGGTGATTCGGCAGAAGAAGCGGAAGAAAAAACGATTAAGCTGTTATCCGCTATTAAAAATACTGCCGGAACGATAGCAAATGTAGTCGGAGAATTAAAATCCGCTTTCGGCGGATTAGACGAAGGGCTTGACGAAGTTCTTGATACTGTCGGAAACATAGCCAACGGATTCGCACAGGGCGGTATTGTAGGGGGTGCAATGGCAATAATTAGCGAAGGGGTTAAATTACTAAACAAGGCATCGGAAGCAGAAAAACGACACCAAGAAGCGCTCAGGGAAATTGTTAAGGACAAGCTGGCAATGCAGCGGCAATACAACCTTGCGCTTTTGGAGCAAAACCTGTTACTCAAGGAGGCTACAACCATTTTCGGAGAAAAGGAAATTACGAAAGCGGCAAAATCCGTACAAGTCTATGCCGAAGCTATCAACTCGTTTAAGAAAGAATTAAAGGGGGAAGCCCCTGTTAAGACTTTCTGGAATACAATTAGTGGCGAATACAAAAAACAGATGGACGCCTATACAAAAGGCATCGGCTCCCTTTATCAGATTACGACCAAAACAGGACATGAAAAAACCGGTTTATTCGGATGGGGAAGTGGCAGGGACATTTATACGCCAATACTTAAACAATACGATGACTTGCTAACATCGGAAGGAAAATTGAATGTAGAGCGAGCAAAAACCATTCTTAACACTCAAACAATGAGTGATGAAAATAAATCATTGCTTCAAAGTCTGATAGATTTACAGGAAGCAGCCGATAAAGCGCAGGATGCACTGCGAGATTATTTGAAAGAGACATTTGGCTCACTTGGCAGCGAACTGATGAATTCAATCGCATCATCCATCCGTGACGAAGGCATGAGCGCTTGGGAAGATTTCGGAAAGGCAGGATCGAAAGTCATTGAAAAATTAGGCGAACAGCTTGCATACGAGCTGTTTTTTTCCGATAAATTCAAAAAATTGCAAGAAAATTTGGAGGCCATTTACGGACAAACAGGGAAAACGCCGGAAGATATAGCCAAAGATGCAATGAATTTGGTCGGAGATTTTTATAACAATGTCGAAACAGATATGGACGCAGCAAAAGCATTCATGGAGAATTGGCAAAAGGAAGCAGGGAAACGCGGATTTGACTTGTGGCAGAATAATAATGAAGACGAAAGAAAAGCATCTCAAAAAGGACTTGCAAGCATCTCTCAAGATTCGGCAAATGAACTGAATGGCAGCTTTGCGATAATGCGGACGCATACGTTTGAAATAAACGAAAACGTGAAAATAATTGTCGCTTCCCAAATTGAATCTGCCGGAGTAATAACCGATATAAAATACGGAATGAACATATTAACAGCCAATTCCGAGCGTATTTTGAACCATTTGGCAGGTATAGAAGACAATACGAAGTATTGTGAAAACTTAGTTGATATAAACAAAAATATTGTTTCAATGAAATACGGAATTGACGATATGAATCTAAAAGGGGTATTATTAAGAAAGCAATGACAGGTAATCTCCACATAGATAATTTAGACGTTTATTCCTTATGTCGAGTTTACTTAACGGAAGACTGTTACAAGGACTTAGCCGCTTTCCCTCCGCTAAAGTCCGTCGAAAGTAACGACTGGGCGGAAGAAAACGGGGCGGAATTTGACTTGTCCGCGCCTGTTTTGGATACTCGTGAATTGTCCTTAAAGTTTGCTTATAGCGGAGAGAACGGCTTGTTTGACAAATTCATTGAATTGTTATCAGATGGAGCCTATCATGACTTTAACTTTCTCGAATTGGAAAGAACACGTCGCTTGCGGCTTGTTTCCCATGTTGAAATGAATAAGAACTCGACGCTTGGAATATTTACCCTGCGCTTTGCCGATGACTTTCCCTTGTGGGGATATTCTTACAAGGCGCCTCAGTCGAATATCGTTCCTAAGCAGGGATACAAACTTGACGGTCGTGACCTGTCAGAGTATGGAATATATATTTTACGCGGCTGTAATGAGGAAATACAAAGAATACCCGCAGTCAAAATAAATCTTTTGCAAAACATCAAAAGCCGGAGCGGAGCCATTTATGATGGCGAAAGGGTTGTTTTTCAAACCAAGGAAGTGAAGTTGAACTGTCTAATGCGCGCCGGAACGCTTGTCGAATTTTGGAATAATCATGATGCCCTGCTTTATGACTTGATTCGTACCGGTGAAAGAATGTTTCAAGCGGATTCAACCGGAAATGAGCATCCGTGCATCTATAAAAGCTGTGCGGTTTCCAAGTTCAAGCCCTTGGGAAAGATATGGTGTGAAATGAGCTTAACCCTTTTATTTACATGACAATATATTTCAATAATACACAGATTGACTTACTCTCGGTAGATGACAACAGTTATCGGTACAGAGCGATAAAGGGCGAAAACAGCCTGACGCTTTACTATTCGCTGTCGCAGCATATCGAGATTCCAATCGGCGCATATTGTATTTTTGAGGGTGAAACCTACACGTTGGAAAATCCTGAAAACTTCAAGAAGCACAATACGCGGAATTTTGAATATACGCTTATCATGGAAGCCGCCCAAGCTAAACTCAAGAAGTATAAGTTTAAGGATAAAACCACGCGCCGCTTAAAGTTTTCCTTAACGGCAAAACCTAAGGAACACCTTCAAATGCTTGTTGACAACATGAATCAGAGGGAGCATGGATGGACGGTTGGCAACTGTATCGACGCCGTAGAAAAGGTCATATCCTATAATCATGCCTTTTGCAGCGATGCACTCTCGCAGATTGCCGAAGCCTTTGAAACTGAATGGGAGGTTGTAGGGAAAACTATCCACCTGTGCAAGGTGGAATATAACAAGAATAATCCATTACCGCTGTCTTACGGGCGAGGCAACGGATTTAAATCCGGTATCGGACGTACCAACGGCGATAAGAAACCGGTAGAAATCCTTTTTGTTCAGGGTGGAGAACGGAACATCGACGCAAGCAGATATGGCAGCCGTGAATTACTGCTACCGAAAAATCAGACAATCGGTTATGATGGAGAATATTTTTCAGACCAGACAGGTTATAACGCTGCCAACGCAAGGCAGTATATCTCTGATGCCGACGGATTTTCACTCCGGCGTTCCGATAAGCCCCTTTCATCACAGGCGGAAGACAGTCTTGACTGCTCGCATATCTATCCGTCCCGCGTCGGTAAAGTTAGCGAAGTAAGCGTAGTCGATGCGGAAAAGCATTTCTATGATATTATTGACAGTTCAATTCCTGAAGACCTGAACTTTGTTGACTACCTTATCGCAGGGGAAACGATGACAATTATTTTTCAATCCGGAATGCTGACCGGAAAGGAATTTGACGTCAAGTACATTCATGAAGACAAGCGATTTGAAATTGTCCCCGTTGAAATAGACGGACGCATAATGCCTGATGAAATATTCCGTCCTCAGGCAGGAGAAGATTATGCCGTTTTCGGAATGATGCTGCCCGATGCTTATATTTGCGACAATACTACCAAAACCGGCGCAAGCTGGGATATGTTCCGTGAAGCGGTTAAATACAAGTATGAAAACGAAGAGCAAAAGTTCACCTTCTCAGGCGAGCTTGACGGAATATGGGCTAAAAGGGATTGGACTAATATCGGAAGAAAAATAAAGCTTGGAAGTTACGTTCAGTTTATTGATAATCAGTTTCAGCCGGAAGGCGTTCTTATTCGCATAATTGGAATAAAAGACTATATCAACAATCCGCATAGTCCGACAATAGAGCTTTCTAATGAAATTGTCGGAAGTCCTATCACAAGCGATTTACGAAAGATAGAAACGAATGAAGTCGTCATAAAGGACTTGCATGACGAAGCCCTGCAATTTACAAAACGGCGCTTCCGCGATCAGACCGGTAACCTATTCCTTGCGATTCTGAAAACGACTGACAGCGAAATACCGTCTGACTTTAACGTTTTTTCAAGTCTTCGAACGATAAATGCCATTTCAGACGCTATTCGGCGCCTTGAATTCAGCGTCTTTGAAAAATACCTGCGCAAGGACGTGCAGGATGAAGCCGAAGAGCAGATAACCTTTAAGAAAGGGCTTCTTTCTCTGGATACGATACGCTCCGGACTGTTTCAGGAAGGATTTTACGAGGGCTTCGGATGGTCGATAGAAGCGGACGGCAAGGCGTGGCTAAAGGACATCAACCTGCGCGGCGACCTGTGGGGATTCGGACGAATCGGAACGCCCGTCTTTGCATCGGGCTTTACCGGCTGGGGCTTTGAAATAGATTTTAACCGCTCAAGCGCAGAAATGGATTATCTGACCGTCCGCAAGTCCATGCGGGTGTTTGAGCTGGTCATCAATCAGCTTCGCGGCAGCAACGGCAGCATAGTCGTTTCAGACTTCAACAAGTTAAAGGAGGTTGAAGACAAAGGTAGCGTCTGGCGCTGCATCATCGACGATTACGACGGCGAGATGTACATGAATATGCGCGCCGGCGACATGGTGCGCTGTCAGGTTTTCACCGGGAACAACATAAAATACTATGTCGGAAAAGTAACGGCAGTTGGCAACGAATGGTTTGAAATCGACAAGAAGATGCTGGACGGTATCGATGTTCCTGAGCCGGGCGACGTGCTTTGCCGGTGGAACTCCTTTACGGACACCGACCGGCAGGGGCTTATTTACCTGACCTCTTCCGACAGTCACGCCCCCTATATCGACATTCTGGACGGAGGAACGGAACTAACTGATTTTGAGCGGTTGCGCGCACGCATCGGGCGGCTGACCGGAGTTCACGACCCCGCGTTTCCCGCTATGCGCAAGTATGGCATCTATACGGACAGCTTTTACGGCAAGGGCGAACTCATTTTGCACAGCTCAGGCATGAGTGTTACGACCATGCTTGCCGCCGTCGACGGACGGATTACCGCAGAAGTTTCTGAAATAAAATCACTCCTGCCTGTTTCTTTGGATAATATACTTAAAAATTCATCCTTTTCGACTGATACGGCTTATTGGAGCTATTCCAATCAGGGCGTACAAGCTTATACATCCGGCGGGCAACTGTTTTTTGTTTCCGGCAATCTCTTTTTGCTGAAAGACAAGGCGACGGAAATCATTTTTGATGAATCCTCCGGACGCAGGGTATTAAAAATTATTGATAACCGGCTTACTCAGTTTGAATCCAACTACAATAAGCTGAACGTTGAGAAAGACGTGAAATTTGAACTGAATTTTACCTATAAAATCACAAAGCCCGGTATTTTTACAATTGGAATACAAGGAACGGAATTATTTGTATCCGAATCCAAAGAAGAAAGCAATTGGAAAACGGAAGTGCTGGTTGGCAATTGGAATCAAAGCGGTGATTTTCAACTTAAGATAGAAGGTGGAGAAGCTCTCGTTTACAACATATCCGTAAAGGTAAGCGACAAGGCTTATTTGATTGGCTTGATTGAAGAACTGAAAGCGGGACTTCAAATCACAGCAGAGGAAGCAAAACTTTATGCCGACGCTAAATATATCGACTTGTACGGACGCGTCACATCCGAATACAATGCCGCCATATCCGTTTCGGCTCAAAACATCAACCTGAGTATTACCGCCGTTCAAAACAATCTCTCACAATTCAAGTCGCAGACGGAAACGAGCATCAATCTGATTAACGGTCAAATTGCGCTTAAGGTTAACAAGACTGATTTCGATGCGCTTGGCAACCGTGTTTCAACAGCCGAATCCTCTATTACGCAACTCTCAAGTCAAATTGCGCTCAAAGTAAATAAGACGGATTTTGATACGCTCTTTGGTAGAGTTACGACGGCAGAATCTAATATAACGCTGCTCAGCAACCGGATTGACGTGAAAGTATCGCAAACCGATTATGACGCCTATAAAAATCTGGTCTCTCAAACGTATGCGACAACCGTCTGGACAAATAGCCAGATAAGTAATTACGTACTGAAAGCGGATTATAATGGAGCTACCGTCGCCTCATTAATCAATCAATCGCCGGATTCCGTCAAGATTTTTGCGAACAAGGTAGAAATTCGGGCGGGTGAATACAATTCCGTGAAAGATTCCGAGTTTTTGACAACTACGCCAATAGGATTGTCGGGTAATACTTATTATAATAGTATAATCCAAATAGCAAACCCGTTTAACGTAACAAAAAATTTAAGACTTTATCAGATACCAACATCAAGCACGGCTTCCTATCAATTTCGTTTCAACAACGTAATCACAAAAAGCGGGACTTATACCTTTTCGGCATACATCCGGACGAGCAAAGCATGTCGTGTGATTATGGATGTCGCAGACAATTCCGGCGTTGCAATCGACTTGCAGGCAAACGTATAGAAAAGATGCTACGTTACGGTTAACGTCAATAATTATACTTCTGCCGTTTATAACTTCGCAGACCTGCTGTTTCAGGAGCAAAACGGTTCAAATTGGGTAAACGCAGGAAATATGACTGTCGTCATGACTATGGTCAAGCTGGAAGAAGGCAATTTCCTTACCAACTGGACGCTTCACCCCGATGAAGTCGCCGCCGGCGTGCAATCGGCAATTGATAAATCGAGAAACGATTTACAGTTAGGTTTAGGTAAACTTGCATGGCAAAATGTAGTTGAAGCTGCTATGCTTGGTGAAACGGTGATTTCCGGTGGAAAAATAAAGACCACTTTGATTGACGTGGTTGGGTTGCAAGCAGAGATTGTAATGGCGAATTATATTGAAGGATTAGCAGTCAATTTTAGGAAGGGAACAATAGGAGGCTTTCAAATTTCAGATAATCGAATAGGTGCTGATACGAATATACAAAATGTAACAAATCCAAATGGATTAGCTCTTTATAATAATTTTATCAAATTTAGTACAACTAATGTCTGGGCAGGAATTGGAGAAAATGTTTTGCCGGCAACATTGGGAGGAGTGCGTGCAGTTGCCCGATTTGAAAACCATGTTGTGACCTCACTTGATAACTATGCACTGACTTTATCCACGAAAGGCTCAACGCAAGAAAATCACGCAATAGCAATCCTGTCGGGATTTGTTTCCGGATTATCGGTAAAGCCTAAGGTAATAACTACGGGTACGGCAAGTTACACAATAACAAATGCCGACGTATTCCTCACATGTTATAATCAGGCAACCTTAAGTTTGTATTTACCGTCCGCTCCCGAAACCGGGAAAATAGTGTTTATCCGAAAAATAAATTCATCAGCGGTAAATGTGTATGGCAACGGCAAAACGATAAACAATTTCGGGACCGACGAACGGTCATCAATTGAAGTTGGTGACGCAGGTAATGTCGGCTTGTTTTTTTATGATGGACAGCGATGGACATATAATTGGTTTGGAAGAAAGTAAACAAATTAATAATAATTGATATGGAAAAGAAAGTAAATTTCAAAGAATTAACCGTACAAATGGAGCTTGAGGGCGAACCGGTAAAATTAGATGTTCGCAAAGATATCGGAAATTTCATTTATCAAAACTCACGTGATTTGGGAGCATTGGAGCTGGCTCGTAGAATTTACTTTTCCGAAGGTGATATGGAAATGTCGCAGGCGGAAACGGAAACACTCGCTTCTCTTGTTCAAGAAAGTAAAATAACGCTGCCGTTAAGGATAGCCCTGTTAAACATTACAAGCAATGGCTGATATTGATTACAACATAGTAGCGCAGGAGGTATTAAACATTTTAAAAAACTCCGGCAAAGAGCTGCCGGCACTTCCTCAAGCTACCTCTCCGGTAGGGTTGCAACTTGCGCCCGTGCTGAAAACAGAAGGAGGAACGACAACGGCATATCGTATTGACATTACACTGCTAAAAGGCGACAAAGGTGAAAAGGGCGATACCGGCGCTAAAGGTGATAAGGGCGAAAAGGGCGACATCGGAGCTAAAGGTGACAAAGGCGATACCGGAGCAAAGGGAGAAAAAGGTGACAAAGGTGATACAGGCGCACAAGGCGTAAAAGGTGAAAAGGGCGATACGGGTTCACAGGGAATACAAGGATTAAAAGGCGACACCGGAGCAAAAGGGGACAAGGGCGAAAAAGGCGATGTTGGAGCAAAAGGCGAAAAGGGGGATAAGGGCGAAAAAGGGGATAAGGGCGAAGGTCTGAATTACGCTACCATGACGCCGCAAGAAATTGCAAACATAACAGGAAAAAGCGCCTACGATGTCGCAGTAGAAAACGGATTTACCGGAACACAAGCCGAATGGTTATTATCATTAAAAGTTAAAGGCGATACTGGAGCAAAGGGTGACAAAGGCGAAAAAGGAGATACGGGAGCAAAAGGTGAAAAAGGCGATACGGGTTCGCAAGGAATACAAGGATTAAAAGGCGATACTGGAGCAAAAGGCGACAAGGGTGAAAAGGGTGATATCGGAGCTAAAGGTGACAAAGGCGATGCCGGAGAAATCGTCAAGACGGAAAAAAGCGTTACTCTTGCTCTCGCAAGCTGGGTTCAAGTATCAGAGCTTTGGACGTATAACATCTACGATTCGGACTTCAAAGCGGATTCTCATATCGACGTAATCCCGCCGCTGCCAACTTCTCCCGATTCGAGTGTTTTCACGGATGCCGACTTTTTTGCCACCGCAAAGGCAAATGTCGGGTATGTCACCCTGTATGCAAGGAACAAACCGTTGGCAGCTATTACAATAACTTACGTAATCATTTAAAACATTTAAGATTATGAATAAGGTTAATTTAACAGTTACAAGTACTGATAAAGACGTAACATTATCAAAATATGGTTCGCAAATGGTCTATGCAAAGAATCAAGTGTCCTTTAATATAGATTCTAAGTCTGTAACATTTACCACATCAAAGGGAATGTTCGTGGAACAGATTGATAATATATTGTGCAACGGAGAGCAGCTCAATAAAGACAATGCAAAAGAATTATTGTCGGAAGCGGTTTTTCGTAAAGCCTCCGGTGTGACAGACCCTGATGCTGGAGGCGGAAATACAACAGGAAATATAATGTGGGGTAATATAGTTGGGAAAATAACTGCTCAAACAGATTTGATTGAGATAATTAAACAGATAGATTTTGATTTAATAGATGGTGGAAACTTATAATTTTATAATAAAATGGCAACAAAAAAAGTAACAATTCAATTAAAAAGAGGGCTAAAAGCTAATTTGGCTTCAGCTACTACTTTATTAGCGGGTGAACCTGCTTACACAACAGATACCCGTGAATTATTTGTGGGAGATGGCGCTGGTAATGCAATTCCTGTCGGCGGAGTACTTCCAAACACAGGAACTCCGGGTACTTACAAGTCAGTAACAACAGATGCACAGGGGCGTGTCACAGGCGGAACGAACCCTACAACACTTTCCGGATTTGGAATTACCGATGCTGCGCCAAGTTCTCATCTTAATTCTACGAATGGACACCCCGTCGCTACCAAAGATGCTGACGGCTTTATGTCCAAAAAAGATAAAGAGACATTAGACGCATTACAGACTACCGGCGGTCAACCTAATGTCATTGAATCCGTAAAAGTAGCCGGCGCTACATTACCTGTTACGGCAAAGTCAGTGGATGTGCCGCAAGCTACTGCTACCGTTCAGGGCGTTTCCCTGCTGGGCGCGGCAAATGGCGCTGCGCGATTCGGTCAAAAGGCGGATGCCGGCTTGGGGAGCGTTGACAATGTTCAGCAGGTTCCCATGACGCAAAGGGGAGCGGCAAACGGCGTGGCTACTCTGGACACAAATTCCAAAGTTCCAACGTCCCAACTGCCGGACGTAGTACTTGGCGCCATGCTTTACGGCGGAACGTTCGCACCGGGTACGAAAGTGGCCACGCTGACGGCAAACGGAAAGACGAGGCTTGGAACCACTGCGGCTACGATTACGCTTACCAACGATTCGGCAGCAACCACGGGCTTTGCGGCCAATCAGGGAATTTTCTACCTTGCCTCGGCGGCAGGAAGCTTCGCAGGCGTTACGGCGCCCTTTGAAGTTGGAGACTGGCTGGTATCTACCGGCGCCTCATGGCAGAAAATCGACAATACGGATGCCGTTGTTTCGGTTAACGGAAAAACGGGCGCCGTATCCCTGACGGCTGCCGACGTAAATGCAGAGCCCGCCTTTGCCTCACTGCCGGATGCCAAAATCGCAAGCGCATCCGCATGGAATGCAAAGCAGGGCGCCATTACGAGCATTGTCGGCAATGACAATGCAAGCGCGGCAAATAACGTTACCTCCGGCGCCGTGACCGTGCCGGTTCCCGTAACCGTTACCGCTCCGGCTGCAAGCGCTACGCAACAGGCAGCTGGAACGACAGCTTTGCGTGCCGTTATACAAACCCTCTTAAATAATACATCTTATTTATTTGCAAATGCTATTTTTGCTAATGATGCAATAGATGGCGGCACGTTCTAAAAATTTGTAGATTATGGCAACTAAAAGTGCGAAGATACAAATAAAAAGAGGAAATAAAGTTAATTTACCCTCAACAGGAATGCTTGATGGTGAATTACTTTATACGAAAGATACACATGAGCTGTATGCCGGTAACACATCCGGCGGAGTTGATTTGATAAAAAATGTAGTTAAAAGTAAAGAAATTACCCTCGCTCTCGCAAGCTGGGTTCAAGTATCAGAGCTTTGGACGTATAACATCTATGATTCGGATTTCAAAGCAGATTCGCATATCGACGTAATTCCGCCGCTGCCGACTTCTCCCGATTCGAGTGTTTTCATGGATGCCGACTTTTTTGCTACCGCAAAGGCAAATGTCGGATATGTCACCCTGTATGCAAAGAACAAACCGTTGGCAGCTATTACAATAACTTACATAATTTTATAAACTATGGCAACAGCAATAATACGAGGAACGGGCAGTAGTGGAAAAGGATTAATTGTGGATGCGCCGGTTGAAAAAATACAAGCTGGATTTCCCATTTCACGCGGACAGGTTTTTTACAAAAACACTATTTTTACTAAACTTGCAAATCCCGCAGTGGCATCTGCCGGTTTTTGCAGCGGATTTACCTTCTCGCCGGACGGGAATTTTTTGGCAATAGGTCATTACACATCCCCTTATCTTACTATTTACAAGCGAAGCGGTGATACGTTCACTAAACTTGCAAATCCGGCGACGCTACCAACAGACTATTGCTATACTTGCGCCTTCTCGCCGGACGGGAATTTTTTGGCAATAGGTCATTACACATCCCCTTATCTTACTATTTACAAGCGAAGCGGTGATACGTTCACTAAACTTGCAAACCCCGCGACGCTACCAACAGACTATTGCTATGCTTGCGCCTTTTCGCCAGATGGAAACTATTTAGCAGTAGGACATAACGCTTCTCCATTCATTACTATTTACAAGCGAAGCGGTGATACGTTCACTAAACTTGCAAATCCGGCGACGCTACCAACAGGTAATGGCAGGGGATGCGCCTTTTCTCCGGACGGAAAACTTTTGGCGGTAGCACACAATACATCTCCATTCGTTACGATATACAAAGTGGAGGGCGATACGTTTGCCAAATTGCTAAATCCGGTCAATCTTCCAACCGGTGATGCCAACGTATGCGCCTTTTCTCCAGACGGAAAACTTTTGGCGGTAGCGTATTACTATTCTCCCTATATACTAATTTATCACGTAGAAACCAAGTTTTCTGCTGTGGTAAACGGAGTGACGGGTCTGTATATTGCACTTGAAAATGGGATAGAAAATTCAACGGTAAAAGCTAATTATATACAAACGCTTTAAACAAAAACTATGGCAACAGCAATAATACGAGGAACAGGCGGTAGTGGAAAAGGATTAATTGTGGATGCGCCGGTTGAAAAAATACAAGCTGGATTTCCCGTTTCATGCGGACAGGTATTGTATAGGGACAGGAGTAAGGATTTTACAAAAATTGTTAATCCGAATACGCTACCCACCGGTGACGGCAACGGAGGCGCCTTCTCTCCTAACGGGAATTTTTTGGCAATAGGACATTATAATTCCCCTTTTATTACTATCTATAAAAGAAGTGGCGATACGTTTGCAAAACTACCAAACCCCACAACGCTACCTACCGGTGTAGGTTACCGATGTGCCTTTTCGCCGGACGGGAATTTTTTAGCGGTAGCTCATTTAAATTCACCATACATAACTATTTACAAACGAAATGATGATACGTTCACTAAACTTGCAAACCAAGTGACGCTTCCAACCAATACCTGCTATGGATGTGCCTTTTCGCCGGACGGGAACTATTTGGCGGTAGCTCATTTAAATTCACCATACATAACTATTTGCAAACGAAATGGTGATACGTTTACCAAACTTGCAAACCCTACAACGCTACCTACCGGTATAGGTTACCGATGTGCCTTTTCGCCGGACGGGAATTTTTTAGCAGTAGGGCATGATGTATCTCCTTATCTTACTATCTACAAACGAAATGATGATACGTTTACCAAACTTGCAAACCCAGTGACGCTTCCAACCAATACCTGCTATGGATGTGCCTTTTCGCCGGACGGGAATTTTTTGGCAGTAGGGCATGATGTATCTCCTTATCTTACTATCTACAAACGAAACGGAGATACATTCGCAAAACTTGCAAACCCTGCGACGCTACCCATCGGTAACGGCAGGGAATGTGCCTTTTCACCAAACGGGAATTATTTGTCGATAGTTCATGACCAAACGCCATTTATCGCAATTTACAAGCGAAACAGCGACATGTTTACTAAATTAGCTAACCCGGTGAATCTCCCGACCGGTGACGGCAGGGTCTGTGCTTTCTCACCAGACGGGAAATATTTGGCAATTACTCATCTAAATTCACCATATATAACTATTTACAGTCTGAATGTATTTTCCTCCTCTCTGATAAATAACCTAACGGACGTACATATAGCGCTTGAAAACGGGAATGAATATTCAACCGTAAAGGCGAATCATATCGAATTATAAACAATATAAATATTACGACTATGCTTACAGAAAAAGAAACAAAAAAGATTACGATGACCGGTGAGATTAAAGGCATATCCACCAATGTAGAATATGAAACCGAAAGTGAAAAAGCGCCTTCTCGCATACAGATGAATTTTTCAAAAGACAATCTGTACGGTAACGTTATTTACGAAGTCGAAAGGGGTAATTTATCCTTTGTTGCGCCCGGCTTGCAATTTGCAAAGGATGTGTTTGAAATAGCTGTTGAACAGATAAATGATATTTTGCAAAGATATGCGACAATTACTATCAATGACTAATCATTTACATGCGCTATTCACAACCTTGTGGGGATGGATATTAATAGGTTTTACGTCGTTATGGGCGATGTTAAAGCCGGAAATTTATCCATTTGTCATCGTTTTCCTATCCGTTTTATTAGATTTAATTTGGGGAATAGCCGCCGCTATAAAACAAAAGCGATTTATATATTCCGAAGGGATAAGGGAGACATGCAAGAAATTAATAATTTACGCTTCTATGCTTATTTTACTTCTCTTAATCGAGAGAATGATACATGAGCAAACTTTAATTGCTACCCGTTTGGCTTGTGTTTTAGCAGCCGCAAGCGAATTATGGAGTGTGTCGGCTAATATGCTAATAATTAAACCGGACATGCCATTTTTGAAGATATTCAGGTTACAGTTGAAGGGAGAAATAGAGAAAAAAATAGGATTGAGTACAGATACAATTTTTAAAGAAAAAGAAGATGCAGATAAGTAAAAATTTTTCATTGGCAGAATTAGTTGCGTCAACTACTGCCTATAATTATAAGATTAATAACACTCCAACTCAGGATGTTATAAAGAATTTGGTTAAGTTGGTAGATAATACTTTACAACCTATACGAGATTTATGGGGTAACCCAATTTTTGTAAGTTCAGGGTATCGTTGCCTTCAACTTAATAGTCTTGTAGGCGGTGCAAAAAATAGTCACCATCTGACAGGTGAAGCCGCCGACATCTCTGTGGGCAGTCCTTCGGATAATAAAAAGTTATTTGACATGATTGTGAAAAGTAATATTCCTTACGACCAGCTTATTGATGAGAATAAGTATCAATGGATTCATATATCATACAGTACTAATCGTAACAGAAAACAAATTTTACACTTATAGTTATGTGGAAAACATTAAAACAATGGTATCAGATAACATGGCAAGGGAAAAAGTATGTATTAAATACTTCTAATGGAAAGATTCATCACTATACGTGTGTATGGTGTGACAAAATAAAGAATCCGAAAAGGATTACAAAGAATGAATTTCCGAACAGAGATTCAAGGGCTTCGTGTTGTAAAGATAAATATCTATATGAAAAAGATTTATAATATATTTTGCTTTGCACTTCTTTTATTTCTGATTGGAATCGCATTGTTTGGTTGTGCTACAAAAAAAGTGCAAACACAATTGAAAGAATCGGAGACATTAAATGAAGCCATTTTGGAAATAACGAAAAGCGACACAGAGAAAAGCGTGGATACAACAAAAGTATCCAGCGTTGAAACGAATACGGTAATGATTGTTTTCTTTAATCCGAACGAAGTCAGCGACTATGAAAAACTAATCGAGTTGATGAAAGAACGTGGAGAGCCATTCAGCGACTACGGTTTAGTTAAAAGTATTGTAGGAACTACATCAAAAGTGAATGAAACTCAATCGGGTATAAGTAATGAAAAAAACAATACTACTGTCGATACCCAAAAAAAAAGCAATATTGAAATTAAAAAAGAAGAAATTACCAAAACCGAAACAGTATCGTTTTGGAATAAGAACAAATGGTACTTCATAAGTTTTGGCGTAATAATCATTTGTCTTGTATTTTTCATCATAATCAAAAAGAGTAAATTAATAATATGAAGTCTCTTTGAACCTGCTTACTTGTGAAAGTCGGCAGGTTTTTTAGTTATTATGACAATATTTTTATTTTCTTTCAGTTTTAAATGTAATATTAACACATTTAAACCAAAAAAAATGAATGAAAATCAAAACTTATGTGTTGTAGAATTGAATAACAGCACGACAGACGAAAATTACAAGGTATTTGAAATTACGGTAGATGACGAAACGGTATCTAACGTAACAGAGCAATCAGCAAAATTGATTGTTGAAAAATTATCTAAATTTTTAGTTCCTTAGTAAATTGTTTTGCAAACCAAGAAGCGACCTAAATTAGGTCGCTTTCTTTTCTTACCGGTAAATAAATTCCTTTAATCGCTCCTTATTTCTGAACGCAGGCAGGGTCTATTCAAGTAATTTTTTCATATCCCTTACTACTTTTTGACCAAGTAATTGTGCATAGTGTTGTGTCATTTTAATATTCGAGTGTCCAAGCGCTTTACTAACCGTTTCAATCGGCACATCATTGTTTAGCAAGTAAGTTGCAAATGTGTGCCGAGCTACGTGAGTAATACCGCCCTCAGCAACCCAAAACAAAACGCCGAAGATATAACGGTAATCAGTTAAGAATTAAGTGATTTTCTATATTCTGCCGATTCTTGAAAATGCAAAAATGTATGGAATATTGCAGTATTTCAGTTACCAAACCGTTAGCCGGTTGTTACCGAAATGAGAACAGGTAAC